TGACCGTCACGTCCACGATGTCGTTCGGGACCGAGTACCGTTGCCGGGCGATTCCAGCCGGGCCAGCCTCGAACTCCTGGGTCCGAACGACATGCTCCTGGGGGTCCAGGGAGTAACCCTGGGCCAGCGGGAGAGGGACGAGCGGATGCCAAGTATTCATCGCAGGGCTCCATTGGCGCGGTTCAGGCCGAAGACATGGGACAGCGCCCCGGAGGTCTTGGTCCCGCCGTTCATAATGCCGGCCGCTTGCCTGGTGTCGATCATGTCAAAGAAAACGTCGATAACGTCAACGTCGCCGTCGCGGCGCTGTTCCTGCTGGCCGCCCTTGCCCTGGGACTCGATAATGTTGATCTGGACGCCACGGGACGCGGAGCCTCCGCCCTGCATCCTGGGAATTATAGTCCCGTCAACGCCAGGGGCAAACCACTCCATCCCGTTCTCCCCGACACGGTATACCTTCCCAGCATCGACAGGCCCGCCGGCGGCGCGCCCGCCCCACCCTCCGATGCCGTCGACCATCGAGTACGAGCCCGCGCTACCTCCACCACCGAACAGGTTACTGATGAACCCGGCCCCGGCCTGGGCCAGAGGCCCGAGGATCTGGGAGCGGATGTAGTAGCGCATCAGGTCGGAGATCATCGAGTTGATCATGTCCTCGAAGGACGCCTTGCCGGTCATGGTGAACTCGACGAGCGCGTCCTCCATCGACTGAAAACCCTTGGTGAAGAGATCTTCCATCTGGGCCGCGCTGTCCATCGCCGCGTTGGCGTAGTTGAGCAGGCCGCGCTTGGCCCCGTCGCTCCATTCCTTGCTGTACTGGAGCTTCTGGTACTCGACCCACTTGGCGATGTGCTCTTCGCTGACCTTGGCGTCTCGGTAGACCTGGGCCTGCTGGAGGATGGAATCCATGACGAAGGCGAAGCCTTCCCCGGCGATGCGGATGTACTCCTGGTAGAAGGCGCGCTTGGTTTCGAGGTTTTCCTTGTCCTTTTGCTGCTGCCACTGGGAGTTTTTCAGAGATTTGTATTTTTCGACGTCTTCGGGGGTGACGAGCCCGACGCCCAGGAGGTTGCCCAGGCGCGCATTCATGCGCTGGCGGTCGTCTTCCTTCTCGTCCCCGGTGGTGAGCGCGGCGAGTTCCTGCTTGAACTTCTCCAGGTCCTCCCGGGCCTCGACCATGTTCGAGTACCCGGAGGCAATGGCCTTGCGGGTCGCCTCGTCAGCGGCCCGGAGGCGCGCCATCGCCGCGTCGACCTCCTGCTGGTTCTTGCCCGCCATGATCTTGGATTGGAGATCCGCGAACTTGTCTTCCCACTGGGCCAGCCAGACGGCGGATTTGTCGCCCGTGACCTCGGCGAATTCCTTGTTCACATCGCGGACGGCGTTGTTGAACAGGGCCAGGGCGGCCGCGGCCTTCTTGGCGGCCGTCTCGGCGCCTTTACCGGACAGTTCCAGTTCGAGCTTCGGGGAGTACGCGACGCGGGCGTTTCGGCGGCGCATGGCCTCCATTGCGTCCTGCTGGGCTACTTTCTGGTCGATGTAATCCTGGTAGGTCGTGCGCCCGGACAAGCCGGGCCCTTTTTTCGCTGGGGTCAGGCCAAGGGCCCGGGTCCCGGAGAGGTACATATCCGCCGCGCCCTCGGCCCAGGGGCGGACCAGGGCCTCGGCCGAACGGCTGACGACAGTCCCCACGCCGACACCAAGGCCCAGCGCGGGGTTCTTCGCCGCGTACCCGACCGCGCCGCCGGCCAGGATGCCCGCTTTGAGATCCGAGGGAATAGCGTTCCAGATCGTCGAGATGGAGGAAATGGCCGTGCCGACTTCAGTGAAAGCGGAGGCTATTTCGCGGGCATAGTTGAGGAGGCCCATCATGCTCTCGCTGAAATCCTTGGCCCACTGGTCCATCTTCCTCATGCCCGCCGGGGAGTTGAGGTATTCAACGAGGTCAGAAAGGTGTTCCTTCAGCCGTTGGAAAGGCCCGGAACCCATCACCTTTAACTTGAAAATTTCCCACTTGACCCCAAGCTGGTTCATCATGCCGGTCCAAGTGGTCGACAACTCCTGCGCGGCCCCGCCGTAGTCCTTCTCAAAGCCACGGAACAGGGCCTGGAGGGCAATCTGCGCGTTCTTGCCCGTCAGTACGGAGGTTTCCGTGAACTTGTTGAGTTGTTCAATGGTGATGCCGAGTTCGCGGGCCATTATTTTGATGGCCGTAGGGACACGCTCGCCGAGTTGTTGGCGTAACTCCTCCATATTAATGGCATTTTTTCCAGCCATCTGGAAAATTGCGACGGAGGCTTTCTGGAGATCGTCGGAGGAGCCGCCGAACGCGGCGACGGCGTTGGTGAGGGCCTGGAGGCTGCCGGCCGCTGGGTCGAGGCCGGCGACCTTCAGGCGCACGAATGCTTGCTGGAATTGTTCGATGTTGGCGACGGCCGCATTGCGCTCGCCGAACTTGAGCATCCACTCAAAGCTCGTGCGGGCGGACTCCGCGGAACCCTCAAGGCGCTTCAGGAGCGTGAGGGTTTTGTCCATCTGGGCGGCGGTGTCCAGGAAACCCTTGGCCATCGTCCCGGCCCCGAACACCGCGATGGCCGTGTTGAGGTTGAAGACGCTTCGGCGGATCTGCTCAAGGGAGTTGAGGACCATTGCGGAGCCGCGGGTGAAGTCGTTCTTCAACCCGACGATTATTCTGACGCTGCTATCCGGCATCTTTCTCCCCCTTGGCGCCCTGCTCCGTTATTATATGCCTTTCGACTGCTTGTATTTTCCGTAGGGTAGATAGGTCAACGTCAAACCCGTGAAGCTCCGCGACATATTGCAGGGCCTGGTAGTCGAACCCGTAGAAGCCGCCGAACCCAACCCGCATCTGGGTGCGCCCCGCCATGATGATTCCGAAAGCCTCCCGGTTCTCGGGCATCAGGTCGGGGCACTGCCCTTCGCACTCTTTACAGTCAATGGATCGTCCGGTCTGGGCCTGCGTTTCCCGGCATGTGCGGCAATATTTTGCCGAGTCGCCGGTCAGCCAGGCCCAAACCGCTACGAGTTTTTTTCCTCTTCCTCCACCCCCAGGGTGGCGCCCAGGATGGCCTGGTAGACCTTCGCGGCGTCCGGGAACGCCAGGTCCTCGGCTTTCTTGTCGCCGGGGTAGACGAGATCGAGGACCGGGTCCACGTTGTAGATGGCCTTGTCGCCCTCGAAGCTGAACAGATCCACGCCCTGCTCGCGCAGGGCCTTGATCTCTTTGCGGGTCAACGCCCTGATCTGGAATCCAAGAACTTCTTTCTTCATGAGTTTGCCCCTCATTTCAAAGGTTTATGCGTAGGAAGCCTGGCCATTGATGAGTTCCACCTTCACCGCCGTGGCGTCCGCGTGGTTGCCATAGTACGCCTGCCAAGGCAGTTCGAGACGGATGCCCTGCGGGCCGGTGATGCCGGGGGTGTTCATCTGGAGCAGAACTTCCGGGAACGTGAAGCGCAGGATGTTCGTGCCGTTGGTGAACGAGATCTCCAGGGACGTTTCGGTGTTGTTGATCGCCTTGGTCAGGAGCGTCGTGTTCTCGAACAAAGTGGTCAGCGTTCCACCGACAGAGGCCACGCCTTCCGGGAGATCGCCTCGGTAGCCGTTGCCGCCGATGACGTAGACGTCGGTGTCCAGCCCAAAATCCAGGTCGAAGCTGAACGCCGTGGCGTTGGCCAGGGTGGAGCCGCCTTCCTTGATCGCGGCCTGGAACTGGTTGAACCGGGTCAGCGCGATGGCGGTCAGCGTGGCGTCGTACGCGGTCGTGCCGACGGTTTCCTTGGCGCCTTCGATGTCGACGTTCGCGGTCAGTTCACCGTCGCCGCCGGCGGACAGGGAGAACTTGCTGACCTTGCAACCGTTCATCTTCATGTAGCTGGCCGTCGCCGTGGCGAACTTCTTTTCCAGCACGAGGGACGGCTGGGTCGTGCCGAGCTTGAACGTGTGGGTGTAGGGTCCGGAGCCCGAAGTGGTCGGCGCGCCGAACATGGCCTTGAGCCAGTAGCCCATCGCCAGGACGTCCACCGGGATGACCGCGGAGCCGTTGACCTGGTTGTTGCCGACGAAGGGCTCGACGGGGTTGCGAGTCCCGACGATAGTCTGCGCGGAGTTGAGATTCCGCGAGCCTTTCACATCAAACGTGTTGACGGGGATTGCGAGTCCGTTGGGGGCCCCCGGGTCGGTCCCGAAGGTCGTCTCAAAATCCATCGCAACCTGTGACTGATAACCTTTTGCCATCGCCATGATAGGTTCCTCCTATAGCGAGATTGACCCGCCAATCAGGTGCGGGACGTTGAGAGTCAGATCCAAACCGGCCATAATCATTGGGAAAAATTCTACCTGTTCGACGGTGTAGTTCCATGTCGACAGGGTCACGTTAACGCTTGCGGGCCGCAGTTCGTCCAGGATCAGGCGGCCCATGTCGTCGCAAAGCTCCAGGCCCTTGATCCTGCGGACGTTGCCCGTGACCGTCGTCTCTTCCTGGACGATGCACCAATCCACCGTGACCTGGTACGAGAACATGGACACCTCGTCGCCTTCCTGGGCCGGGCCTGGCTGCAGCACCACGAACGGGGCGAAGGCTTTCCCGGGGGGTTCCCGGACGTCGACCCCGAGGAAAATCGTCAGGTCCTTGCCGAAATTTGTCTGGCACCAGGCGTCCAGGGCCGTGGACGCGGCCAGCTTGGTGGCGAAAAGTTCCAGGATGTCGTTGACATTTATCATGCGGCGTACCTCGCAAACCGGGCGTAGGCCCTATTGCCCATGACCGCCTTGGCGGTGTGGTGCGTGATCGAGCGGGAAAGGGACTTCCGCAGCCACATGGAGATCTTGTCTTCGATGTAGCGCGGGATCTCGGCCTTGTGCCGGTCAAACACCGGCCCGACAACCGGGCGCGCCGGGGTCTTCAACTGCTTGCCCGGCTTGACGTAGATCCCGGCGGCCGCGAACAGCTTGCTCATTCTGGCCGTCACCGTCTGCCCGCCGCGCTTCCATGCCATCTTGCCGCCGCGCATGCCCTGGCCCAGTGCACGGGCGTAAGAGCCAGCCGTGGGGGTGATCCAGCCGATGTGCACCGACCGGCCGGCGTCGTCGTAGTTGTACCGGACGGCGCGAGCCATCTTGCGGCCGTAGGGCATTTCCGTTGCCCCGCCCATGACCTTGGCCATCGTCATAAAATAGAACCGGCTCGGGCGTCCTACGCCCTTCCCCTTTGCCCATTTCAGCGGCGTCTTGCGCCGCTTCACGGTCTTGATGGAGTCCAGGAGCCGGATGCGCTGGATCAGGGAGAGCGGGTGCAGGCGGCGTCCGCCAGGGTTCGCCGTCTCGATCCCTTTCTTGATCTTCTCCCGCAGATACCACCCCAAGGACTTGAGCGCGGACTTCATCTCCCGCGGGAACGTCCGGTTCAGGTACTGGAGATAGGGAGTGGCCTGGTCCTCAATGTCGAACCAGGCCGAGTCCGATGTGTGGTACATGGGGACGATCTTGGCCATCAGAAACCCATCCTCTCGTCGTCGACGGCCCAGCATTTCCAGAGGCCATCTTCGGCCTTGGTCTGCAAGATCGTGAAGTCGCCCAGCGTCCCGGAGGCGCCGCGCTTGACGATGTCCTGGTAGGCGGGTTTCGTCGGGACCGCGACCTGGGACAGATAGATGATGGAGTAGTTGCCCATTCCCGGGCGCATGACCTCGTCCGCGTCCTCGCCAACGTCCCCGCCCTTCCCGAGGGCCTTGCCTTCGTCGAAGACGGCGGAGACAGCCGTGGACGTAGCCGCGGCCCTGCGCTTCAGAAGGGCGGGCTCCCCGAAATCCTCGAAGAACAGGGGCAGATCGTCGGACGCGAAAATGGGCATGCTACCCCTCCAGCCTCAAAAGGTCGATCAGGTCGCCTTTCTTCATCGTCGGCTTGACCTCAAGACCTTTTTCCTGGGCCAGCTTCAAAAGGGCGTCCTTCGTCATGTCCTCAAGCTCCACTTCCGTGGCTTCCTCGAGGCGGCCTGTCCTCACGAGGAATTTGGCTTCCTCGTCGGTCATTTCGGCCAGTGCGCCAGCGAAAAGAACCACGCCTTTGTGCAGGAAGTGCCTCAAAATTTTGTAGCTTTTCATAGTATTCCCCTCGGGTTCTGTAGGCCGGGGCGGCCCGATGACCGCCCCGGCGTTATTGGTTGTCAGCACTAGGTGGTCAGCATGTCCAGAATGACCGAGAAGGACTCGGCGTGGCGGATCAGGATGTCGCAATCCTGGAACATGACGACCTTCACGCGGCCGGAACTGGATCCGGTGTAGGGGTCGACGATGACGTCAAGCCCGCCCCACATGCCCATAATCATGTCCGCCCAGTTTCCGAAGAAAACGGCGGAGCAGACGGCCCCAGAAGAAGCCTTCACGAGGTTGCTGGCAACCTGGTTGGACACGCCGGCGCGGTAGCCATTCACCTCGCCCCAGCCCGGGCCTTCGCCCTTCTGCCAGATCGGAGTCTCGCCGCCGGTGGAGTTGATGAAGGTGGTCTTCAGCTTGCCGCGGGCCTTGGCGTTAGTCAGGTAGCCGACAGAGCCCAGGAGAGCGTTGTCGATGGCCACCTGGGTTTCCATGTCGACGATGGCCGCGTAGGTCGGGACCGCGCCGTTGGTGCCGAGAGCGACCGTGGCGATGCCCGAGGTGCCGGTGATGCCCTTGGGGCGGTTGCCGGTGCCGTCGGAGTGGAGAGCGGTTACGTCGATGGCCAGGGCCAGGGTCTGGGCCAGGTCCTGACGGATCAAGGCTTCGACGTCGAGGCTGGACTGCTGCAGGAGCTTGCGCGTGACCTGGGTCTGACCGGACACGGTCTTGGGAGTCATGGTAAGCTGATCGAAAGCCTGGATGGAATCCGTGCTGTTCGAGTCTTCAGTCAGCCAGTAGGCGGTCGCCCCGCCGGTCTGGCGCGGGATGGCGATGTCGCCGACCAGGCCGGCCAGCACACGCATGCCCATCTGGCGCACCATCATCGAGTTGCGGAGCATTTCGATGAAGGAACCGGACAGGAGATCCGTGGCGACGGTCTTTTCGCCGGTGTGGCTGGTCAGGCCGATGGAGACGTAGTCACGAGTGCCAACCATAGCGTCGTGAGGGATGAAGAAACCCTGCGGGTCCCGGCGGAGGATCTTCGCGGCGGCGCGGGAGCACTCCAACTCAAAGCCGGCGTCCTTCCAATCGCCTGAAGCGGCGGCGTTCAAGGCGCGCAGGAAGGAATAATCCTTGCGTTCCTTGTTGGTCAGGCCGATCTCGGGGTTGTCCCGGACTTCGCGGATGTTGTCTTTCTGGCCCCATTTCTCATTCAGGATGAACGAGCGGAACTCTTCGGCGGACTTGCCGTTGTCGACGAACTGGCGAGCTTCGGGGGCGCATCCGCACTTGTCGCCAAGGGCCATGATTTCACGCACACGGGACAGTTCCATTTTGCGGGCTTCGCTGACCACTTCCTCGACGTTGATGATCTTATCTTCAGGCATGATTCTTTCCTCCTCGTGGATCTCCTCTTCCGGGAGTCCGCGCACGTTTATGAACTCGTTTTCGGGGTCAAGATCTCGGCCGACGCCCACGTTGGGGTCCGCCGGGATCGGGACAATGGAGATCTCCAACGGGGTCCAACGAGTGGCCCTGTAGGTATCCCCGGCGTCCTTGTCCTGTTTTTCAAGCACCATCTCGGCGATGCGGTATCCAACCGAGATCTTTGTGCGGATTCCGTCGATGACGTCCTGCAAGATTTCCTCGGCCCTGGCGCTTTTCCCAAAGCGCACTACGGCCCGACCAACCTTGTCAGCGGACACCGAGGCAGACTCCACGACCCCGATCTGATCGTCCCAGCTATGCCCCAGCAACAGGGGCGCTCCGTCGTTCAACCGGCCAAGGTCAACGGCGTCTGGCGAATGATCGAGAATTTCAGTGCCGAACCACCGTTCCACCGGGTGTTCAGAACTGAAGGAAATAGGGAGAGTGCGGGCCTCGACATCTACGGAGGTCCTGTCAAGGGAAAATTCCCTTGTCAGAGCCTTACTCTTGATCTGTTTCTTGGGCATTTGGCTCCTCCACGGCCTTCGCGGCCTGTTTCGGGAAGAGGTAAGGCAATTCCACCCCAATGGCGGTAAGCCTTTCCTTCTCGAATTCCAACTCCGCGAACACATCCTCAATGTCGAGCCCCCGGTCTGTAACGACCTGGGTCAGCGTGGTGAACCCGTTCAGGAGGGCTATCTCGTCGCCCTTCGCGTCCTTCTGGGGGTCAACCCACTTCCACCGGCGGCCACGGAACTGGGGCGCATTGAATTTATCGAACTTCGACATGGGGAGCGGCACTTGCTGGGTCATCAGCGCGGCCGCGAGCCACCACTCGAAAACAGGCATGAAAAACTCGACGATCATCCAATTCTGGAGCGTTTCCCAGTAGTCGCGCTCGTCGAGGGTCCCCTGGCGGATCGAACTGTAGGAGGTGCCCTCCAGATCCGCGGCCAGGTTCGGGTACGCGACATTCAAGCTGGCCGCGATGGCCCGCAAGTTGTGCTTCAGGAATTTGTCGAAGGCGTCCGCCGGGTGTTTAGGGTCGAAATCCTGGAAGGTGTACCCCTTCGGGGCCACCCCGATGGTGCCTGGCTCGAACTTCTCCAGGAAGTTGCCGGCGCCGTCGTCTTCCCCGTAGCCCTCCCCGTCTCCGTCCTGGTTGACGTAGAAGCCCATCTTGCTGGCGCCGGCGCGGGCCGCGACCAGTTCCGCCTCTTCGTACCCGGAACACATCTTCGTCCTGCGGAGCGAAGCGTGAAGCCACGGGACGCCCCGCGACTGCGAGAGCCGGTCCGGAACGAACAGGTGGAGGACGTCTTCGGCCGGGACCCGGACCCGCTCATTTAGCTGGGCCATCCCGGCGCGGTCCCCCGGGTGTTGCCTGAAAAAATGGTAGGCAAGGATCTCGCCTTCCGCGGATTGCTCTATCCCCATCCGGATGATCCGCCCGTCTGGGAGATCCAGGTCGTGGGTTTCGTCGAGGTAGTCGGCTTCCAGGCATTTGAGAGAAAGGCGGAACGGGTTGCGGCGGTCCCCCTCGCGCATCCGCACGATGAAGACCTCGCCGTCCCGGGCAACCGAAGTTATGAGCAGGGAAACCATTTGGGGCAGGGAAAAACGCCGGGCAAATGAACAGAATTTCTTCGCCCCGGTCCACCGGCGCCAAGCCTCCTCGATGTAGGCGTTGGCTTTGGTGTCCATCTTGTAGGTGCCGTCGACGCGCTGGTCCTTGACCTTGCTTTGGAAAGCAAAGCCCGCCGGCCCGACGACGTTTATCCGGAGCAAGGACAGGAACCGTTTGATCCATTCGTTGTCCTCGGCGAGTTGCCGAGAACGGTTGCGGAGGGTGCGGACGTTGTACTGGATAGCCACATCGCCGGAACTGTCCGAAGCCGCCCAGGAGCCGAACAGGCGGCCCCCTTCAGCGCCAGCGAAGGAACGGAGATTCCGCCGGGGAGATCCAGAACCCTTTGCCTTCTTTCTTTTGAAAAGGTCAAAAAATCCCATAGTTAGAACCTCACCAGGACGTTACCGCCGCCCATTCCCTGCTTCAGTTTTTCCGCCTTCAGCCATGACTTCCACTCCGCTTTGTACCTGTCCCGGAAGACGAGAAGTTCCTCGAACGTGTATCTATCCAGCCGGCGGGAGCCGATGATATACCGCGCCTGATCCTTTGTGGCCTTGCCTTCCAGCAGGGCCTCGATGGCGTCGAGGACCTTTTTGCAGTGCGGGCGGGTGTCGTAACCACTCGCCAGATCCTTGAAGTTTGGCTTGACAACGAGGTACCCGGTTTCGACAGGGTAGACTTTCGTGTCCTTCTTCGCCACCGCCTGGTAGAAATACTCACCAACCCCGTATTCTGCCGTAGCCGCAGCGTCAATGCTGATGGAATGCTGGCCGTTTACCGCCGTCGACACGAAAACGTGTTGGCCCTCCGTGTTCAGGATCGTGTACTCCACTATCCACCCATCGCTGGCCGGGTAGTCCGGAGCGGACACAGTCCAATCGGCGTTCATTCCTCGAACAAGGTATTCGGGCGTCATATTTACCACCCCTGCACAAAGCCGCCGCTTCTACGACGGGCTATTCGTTTCCGTGGTACCACGGCTTCCGGAACCGTTTCCTCTTCCAGTATGGCGGGCCTTCTCGGCTCCGGGGCCGCCGTAGCAACCGGGATCTGTTCGACCTGGCGGTGTAGCTGGCCCATCTTTCGGAGCAAGGCGCCGATGGACGGTTTCAGGATCGCATAGGCCGCCGTGGCGTAGACACGGCAGTCCAGGGCCTCGTTTCGTTTCCGGGTCTGGGACCAAACCATCTTGGGCCGCCCGTTGGTGTACTTCGTGGTCCGTTTTTCCGCCGTAAGCTGGTCGAAGTATTCCTGGTCCCGCTCCATAGGGAAATGGCAGTACCCGGGGCCGGGTTCCTCCACGCGCAGGCGCGAGTAGACCACTTCCTTGGCGGTGTCGACGCCGACCGGGAACAGCTTGACCTTGCCCTTGTTGCGTTTGCTCGGGCGGCCGGCTATCGGCTTCCCGGATTCAGGCACGCCCTTGATGGCGAAGATCCGCTGCTTTTCGTGCTTCTTGCAAAAACGGTACACCGCATCGGAACAGTGGCCCGCGGAGTCCACGCACGTTGCCGCAACCGTCATCGAGCGGCCAAGCTGGTGCCGGAACGGACTCCTCAAATAGTCGTAGAGGTCTTCCCAGACCGCGTCCCGGTTGGGGTCCCCATAAAAAATCTTGTAGTCCACATTCCAGGTTTCAAAATCCGCGCCCCAGGCCACCACTTCGACCTCCAGGCGGTCGTCCTGCGTGTCGACGCCGGCGGTCAGCACCGCGGCGCCTTCCGGCACGAACGGGGCGTAGTCCTCCCGGCGCTCCATCAGCGGGGTGGCGTTGACCTTGTCGGCGGCGTCTTCCCAGGACTCGCCCAGGACGGTGTTGACCCATGTCTTGAGCGTTTCCGTCTGCTTTTTGGCCTCCAGGAAGGCCCGGGCGATGCCAGACAGGGACGAAAATGGGCTGTAGGCTTCCCAGATGTGGAAGCCGGCCGTGCCGTGGAACGGAGCCGTGGCTTTCCAGCGTCCGTTCCGGATCGCCGCCCGGCGCTCGCCCTCGGTCCAGGCCGCACCGCAGGCTTCGCAGTAGTATTGGGCCTGTTCCGGCTCGCCGGCGGGCCACTGCACTTGCGCCCACTTCAGGACCTGTTCGTAGCGGCAGTGCGGGCATGCCAGGAAGAAAAACCGCTTGTCCGAGTGCTCGAAGGCCAACTCGATCCTGGACCCGGAACCCATACTCGGGTCGGCCTTGACCGTCGGCGTCGAGCAGAGGAGGCCCTTGCGGTTCCAGAACGCGGCCGAACGCTTCCAGGCCAGCTTGACCGGGTCGCCTTCGGTGCCGGCGGAAACCGGGTAGCGGTCCACTTCATCGCAGAGAACAACCCTGACGGGCCGGGATGCGAGCGAAGAGGGGCTATTCGCGCCGCATACCGTGAGGTGCCCGCCAGGGAATTTCTTGTGGAGGATCGTGTTGTCGCTGAAACGCGATTTCACATCCTTGACCCGGCCCTGCAGCGAAGGGGTGTCCCGCAGCATCGGGGCGAGGCGGTCCTTCGACCATGCCTGGCCCATGTCGAGGGTCGGCTGGACCACGAGCATGGGCGACGGGTCCTGGTCGATGAAGAACCCCACGATATTGTTCAAAATTTCGGTTTTGCCGATCTGGGCGCTCGACATGATGACGACCTGTTCGACCTGGGGGTCAGAAAAGGCGTCCATGATGCCGCGCTGGTACTCCGCCTTGTCCGTGCGCCAGCGGCCCGGGGCCGCGCTGGCCTCGGGGGAGAGCATTCGCGTCTGGTCTGCCCATTGAGAAACCGTGAGATCCGCCGGCGGAGTCAGAATCCGCAGGCTAGAAGTCAAAGTTCTCTTCAGTGTCGGAGCAAATCTCTTCAGCATCAGCGTTCGCCAACTCCTCAAGTACCTGGTTTATTATGATTTTCAGCACTGCCTGGATCTCCCGCGGGTCCGTCAACGGGGCCAGTTCATCGGCCATCGCGGAGGGCAGGGACAGGAGCCTCGACCGGAAATTTCCCAGGAGGCGGTCCCAGACCTCCGCGACCGCCGCGGCCTCGATGAGCGTGCCCTCTTTCTGGGCCACATCCAGGGCCTCGTTGTCAGCCTTCAGCTTCGTGAGCCTGGCCTGCTCGTACCTGGCGTTGATCGTGTCTTCGCCAGCGGACCCGGCGGCGCGCCCCCGGAGCCAATCAATGACGGCGGCCGTGTCGTACCTAGCGGCCTGGCCCTTCTTGTCCGCCGTGGCCAGGCAGGGCATGCCCTCGGAGCGCCACGCCTGGAGTGTGTTGTTCGCCACGCCGACGATCTCGGCCAGTTCGCGCTGGTTGACTATCTTACCCATGAGTACCACCAGAAAAATGGGATAGAAACCAGTTCAGGGCAGCGGCGGCCCCCGTTGCGGCCCCGCCCATCCACCACAGTTTTGACTCCAGGGCTTTGACGCGCTCGTGCAATTCGTCCTGGCTCTTCCCGCGAATGGTACACCTCTCGGAAAGAAGCGTTTCTATGCGGGACAAAGCCATGCCATTCTTGGCCAGGATAGCGCGCATCTCGTCGACCGTGCCCCAAAGTTCCTTAATATCATCATCGCTTGGCGGCATCTTCCTACTCCTGGTGTATCAGCGTTTTCTCGAAAGATATTGTGCCGGCAAAAATGGTGTATGGCTTCGTCGTGTCAAAGAGCTTCGCTTCGTGATAGTAGTCGCCCTCGAAATTGATAGTGTCCGCTTCGGCCAAAGATACGTTAAAACGCCCCGTAGCCGCGTCGATTATCACTATCCCCGCCCCAACCGTTTTCGTCAGGAGCTTCGGTCCATTCTTCGTTCTGCCGAGCGCCCATTTCAGGGTCATCCCCGTGAGGTTAATAACGGCCCCGGATTCTTCCTTCGCCGTGAATTCAAAGGTGATATAGTCTCCCGCGTACATCATTGCCTCCGTACTGCGTCAATTTTCGGGTTTCCAAACCTGGCCGCGCCGCACGCCTCCGGGCCGCTCCGTTCCGCCAAAAGGACTACCGAGTCCGCGATACCCGCGTCAAGCGAGAGGCGCGCCTGCTTCTGCGCCACGAGGGAAACAAAGACCCCGAAAGAACTCCTCTCCGCCAGGGAGGGCGAACCAAAGACGGGGGCCCCGGCCACCAGCCCGAGAGCCACCAGGGCGAAGGCTTGGGACAGCGACGGCGTTCCAAGGGTCGGGGCGCCGGCCGCGATGGCAGCGGCGGTCAGGGTGTGCTTCTGGCCAACGGCTGGGTTGCCCAGGACGGGGGCCCCGGCGGCGATGGCCGTTGCGGTCAATACGTTGGCCTGGCTGATGGCCGGGG